ATATGCGCTGCGCATCAATGGTGGTACATCAGGCACACCGGAGGCAACCAGCGACGTTCAAGGCGACGACATAACGAGTGGCTGGGGCTTGGTGAACCAGGCAATTCCGGGCGTGTTCGGGTTCTTCGGCTCGATGGAGTGGGGTGAGCCTGCCGCCAACGCCGATTCTTATTTCCTTGCCTCGGATGAAACGTGGATTTTCATTGGAGATAATTCAGGTGGCAAGATTGTCGCTGCGGGTAACTTCAAATTCCGACTGATAAGTAACGCCACCGATACGCAGAGCTTCGTCTTGAACTCGGTCGTTCTTCTGAACGTCGGAGTCCGAGCACCGTTTGATTTCAGTGACGCAAACTTCGACATCGTGAAGCTGACGAGCTGCACATTCAACAACTGGGGCGTTCTAACGTTCCCCGCCTTTGTCGCGACTGACAAGTTCCTTGACGCTTGTATCTTCAATAACTGTGATCAAGTATTTTTCAATGACATGGACGCGTCAAACTGTATCTTCAACGGCTCCAACGACGCCGACGGTGCGTTGCTGGTGAGCGTTGACGCATCAACAGATAGCCAACCAGACATGACGTTCAACAGTGACGGAACAGGGCACGGAGTGGAGATAACCACCCCCGGCGACTACACGTTTGACGGATGGTTGTTCAATGGATACTCAACAGCATCGCCCGGCTCCAATCCGACTCCAAGCACTGGATCAACCGACGCCATGGTGTACAATAATTCGGGCGGCGCAGTAACGATTTCAATCGTGGGTGGCGGAACCAACGTCACTGTTCGCAATGCCGCCAGTTCAACCACCACCGTCGTAGCCGCTGTCACCGTCGCGTTCACGTTCGTTGACAATGAAACGGGCGACCCCATTGAAGGCATCAGCGTTATACTTGGAACAGCCGGATCGCCTCTCGGAGTCAACGATATCATTGATAATCTTGTGAGCAACGCCAGCGGTGTGGTTTCGGTGTCTTATTCAGGAGCCACGCCGACGACATTCACTGGATTCGCTGCGAAGGGAAGTGAACTGCCTGTCTACAAGCGCTCGCCACTGACTGGCACCATCGGAACAGGCGGTCTTTCAACGACCGTCAGTATGGTACCTGACTGATGGCTATTTCACTCATCATTCCAGGACGGATCATCTACATTCCGCAAGCGGATCTCACTGAGGTGAGCGGCAGTCCGACCAACGTGTTTTCGATTGATGTGAATTTCCTTCACAACACTTTGCGAACGCTGATGACGCTGGAAGCCAACGACATCTACGAGAATACGCATGAGCACGTCGCGCCATTCGTTCTTGGCCAGATTACACTCTTCCGAGTCTTGAAGATCGTCGGTGACTGGGTCGTGGAGTTTGAAGACACTGGTACACCGTACGCGGTGCAGATCCTTGGGGGCAATACCAACATTGACGAAAAGGCTGTGATCAACAACGTCTCCGTTCGTTCGTTCAACTCAGCAGGCGGTCAGCAGATATCAACCGGCACGTCAGGACTGACGCCGACGGAAGCGCTGGCACTGCTACAGGCTGTGAACCTGATGGAGAGCGATCAGTTCTACGACGTATCTACCGGCCTCCTCCATTACTACGCGAAGGGCACGACTGTCGACCTCATCACGCCAAAGAATGTCGCTGGCGCAGTGGGGCTGGTAGACGTGACGATTATTCAGCCATGACCATGTTCGTGGCCGGCAGATTATTGCTAGGCGGTGGAGCAGCCGTCGGCGGAACCGTGTATATTGAGACCTTCGGTCTGGAGATGGTAGAGATGATTGACTTGGAAGTGGTGGAAGAGGTCATCACGGTCGAGGTCGTCGACGTGACTGAAGTTGAACTTGTGAACGACATTATTGAAGTGGAGATTCCCTGCTAATGGCAACATCAACCAACATTGGCGCGCCCGCTGAGTGTAACTTCGAGCGACGACGTGGCGATACCAAAGACATCGCGATCCGGCTGACTCAGAACGGTGTAGTCATCCCCGACGCGAACGGCTACACGGCTCTTCTTACCATCAACACTAAGAAGGACCCTGACCCAACCGCCAGCCCGCAAGTGGGCCTCCAGATCTTCCAGGCATCTGGCGCGCCGAACAGTCCGTCGACTGACGGCATCATACGATTTGATTTCAGTGGCTTTGCAGGCAGCCCGGAAGTGCCGGTCGGGAATTACTTCTACGACATCCAGATCACAGATCCGGCAGGCGAGATCAGCACCCCACAGATTGGTAAGTTCATTGTCAAACAGGACATCACGAAATGACCGTTATCGTTGAAGATGGCACTGTCGTTGCCAATGCCAATTCCTACGTCACCGCTGAAGAGTTCACTGATTTCGTAACCGCCCGCGGCTATACGTCAATCGCTGAAGCCGATGGTGAACAGCAAGAAATCGCTCTGGTTCGCGCCCAGGACTACATGAAGCAGAAATGGCGACTGGCGTGGATGGGCAGTCGTGTGGAGGCGCTCCAGTCAACGGATTGGCCGCGACGTGGCGTTCCGATTGTGGACTTCTTCGATCCGTTCTACCGCCAGGTCAACGTGCCGCTCCAATTCCAGGACACCGTATTCATCGCTGAAAACCAGGTGCCCCAAGATGTCAAAGATTGTCAGATGCTTCTTGCGATCGCGACATTTGGCGGTGACGGTACAGCCAGCATCAATCTCCAGGCTTCGTATGGCCGAAAGACCAAGCGAGAGAAGGTGGGGTCGCTTGAGGTCGAATACATGACATCGCAGGATGGCGGAAACACGTCGCAGACCACCACGTACTGGGACGCCATGCACATCATTCAGCCCTATCTTCGTCCTAGCCAGCCGTTCACTGGTACGGTGATCCGTTCGTAATGCCTGGCCAGCTTGACAGTTCGCTTCGCAAGGTTGCTGAGAGCCTGATCAACGCCTTTGGCGCCACGATCAGCTACAGGCGCACCACAGAAACCTTTTCGGCTGACACAGGAAAGATCTCGCAGTCTGAGACGGCATATAGCACGGTATCGTCACCCCCAGAGCCCTTTCGCCAGAACAGAGTGGACGGTGATGTGGTGCAGGTCGGCGATATGAAGGTTTTATTGAAGGCGCTGAATCTTCCATTCACTCCTACCATAGGTGATCATGTAACTATTGCAGGAACCAGTTGGCAGGTGGTTGGCGTGTTTCCTTTGTACTCAGGCGAGCTGCCTGCGGTGTATGAAATTCAGCTAAGACAATGACCGAAATCACTAATCTGCCTTCGTTCAATATCAGCTTGTCACAATTCGCTGACAGGGTTCCTGAAGAATCCTTGAAGATTCAGAAGCGTGTCGTGCTGGACTTACTCAGGCGGATTGTCTTCCGAACGCCGGTAGACACTGGGCGCGCCCGAGGTAACTGGCAGGTCCGCAGCGCGGTCACCAGCAGTGAGGCGGATGCCAAAGACACGGCGGGTGGCGCGACTGTCGCTGCGGGGGTGTCGTCACTGTCCGCCATCAAACTACCGTTTGGCGTTATATACGTCTTCAATAACGTCAACTATATTAGATACCTGGAAGGCGGTAGCTCTAAGCAGACCAACAATCTGCCTGGTGGCATCGTCGCTATTTCCGTCGCTGAAGTTGAGAGTCAATTCGCATAATGGGACACGCCGCCGACAGTCAGACTATCCGAAACCGCTTCAATACGATGTGGCCGGTTGAGCAGCCATCTGTACCTTTGTCTTTCGCGGATGTAGACTACAATCCTGTCAAAGGTCAAGCCTGGGTTCGTCTCAGCGTCGTACCAGGAGAACAGCGTCAAGTTGGCCTAGGCAGAATTCGAAGGTTTCGCCGGATCGGAATCGTTTCGGTACAAATCTTCACCCCCGCGGGAAGCGGGGACGGGCTCGCAAAGGAACTCGCCGACAGCGTGGCGACAATCTTTATGGGCCGCACAGTAAATGGCGTCATATTCCGGGGAACGGGGCTTGACAGAGTTGGCGTGGACGGTGCGTGGGCAGTTTGGCTCGCGAGCACACCGTATCAGGCCGATGATTGTATACCAATTTCTTCATAGAGGATTTGACCAATGAGTGATTCCAGTAGCGTTCAGCTATATTACGTGGAGGAGACGACTTGGGGTGAAATTCCAGCTGGCCCTCCCACGCTGAACGAATTCCGCTTCACGAACGAGTCCCTCACGCAAACGACTGAAACCGCCGTCAGCGAAGAGATTCGCAGTGACCGACAAGTTTCAGACATCATCCGTACCGCGGTATCAGCAGCTGGCGACGTCGGAATCGAATTCAGTTTCGCTTCCCATGACGACCTCCTGCAGGGTGTCCTCTACGACAACTTTTCAACGGAGATCAACGAGACCGCAGTCAACGCGGACTTCACGGCCAGCTCGCCTGGACCGGGTTCATTCCAACTGACTGACTCCCCAATTCCCGCATGGTTCGCCAACATAGTCGTTGGGCAGTTCTTGCGGATCACGGGGTCAGGAAACTCGCCAACCAACGACGACTTCTACAAGGTATCGTTCGTTGACGCGGCTACCGGTTTGATCCTGTTCACCGATGCCCCCGCTTCCAACGAAGTAGCAGGCTCCTTCAACGTCCGTGGCCAGCAGATCAAGAACGGTGTAACTCGCAAGAGCTTCACGCTTGAGAAGTGGTACAGCGACGTGGTCGTCAACGACTCGCCAGAGACAGGCGTCTACCAGTACTTCACGGGTATGCGCGCGGGCAATATCAATCTCACCATCGCTCCAGGCTCTATCATCAACGGCTCCATGTCGTTTGAAGGCAAGCAGGGATTCAGCGCTGGCGCAACGGTTGGTGACGGTAGCCCGGCAGCAGTTTCTGCGAACGACGTCATGAGCGCCGTGGACAACATCACGGACATCAAGATCAATGGCGTTGAAGACCCCAACTGTTCGTTCACGAGCGTTGAGTTCACGGTTGAAAACAACCTGCGAGCGCAACCTTGTATCGGCCAGCTGGCTAATCAAGGCATCGGACTTGGTCGCACCAACGTCACCGGAAACATTGAAGCCTATCTGCTCGATCGGACCTTCTTCGAGAAGTATCTGAACTTCGAGACGGTAGCCATCAGCTTCCGCGCCACGCTCGGCGGCAATTCGTACCTGTTCGACTTCCCAGCTGTGAAATTCACCACAGGTGAAGCTCCAACATCAGGGAATGACGCAGACGTATTGGTCAACGTCGAGTTCACCGCCAAACGGGATCCAGTCAGTGGCTACATGATAGCCATCAACAAGTTCCCAGCAGGTACCGCATAACCAGCCACCACAGGAAGTAAGCCACCATGAAAATTAGTCGATTCGCAACGGACCTCGGACTTGAGGAAGACGGCGTCTGGATGGACATCGGCGACGGTGCTTCGCTGAAGGTAGCGCGGGTGGGAAACCCTCGCTATCGGAAGCGCATCGCGCAGCTGACCAAGCCATACAAGCGCCAGATCCGCAGTGACACCCTCCCAGAAGATCTCAGTGATGAGCTCGTGTTGAAAGCATTCAGCGAGACCATCCTGCTTGATTGGAAGGGTATCGAGGATGACAAAGGCAAGGCAATCAAGTACAGCCAGGAAGCGGCCTACAAGCTGCTCAGTGGTCTACGTGATTTCCGGTCCCTTGTCGCTGAAATAGCGATGGAGCAAGAAGCGTTTCGGGCTGAAGAGGCCGAAGCCGAGGGAAAATCCTAACGGGGCTTCTGGAGTGGGACCTTCAATTCGGTCCTTCTATAGATAAGCTCCTGGCGCTTCAGGAGGCGGGGAAACCAGTCCCCGCCCTTGATCGTCGGCCGGAAGTTCCCGAAGATTTGATGTGGGTATGGGAAGCCTATGCAGAGTTCTCAGCCAGCCGCGTTTGGAGCATGGGACAGCCTTATCCAATCGCCTTAACTGAGATCATGGCCTACTCTACGCTGAAGGGATACTCGCGCGACGAGACCGAAGAACTGCTACAGTTTATGAGATTGTTGGACGATGTCTATTTCAAGCATGTAACGGAGAAAGCGAAGAGAGATGGCCGCAGTACTAGAAGTCGCAGTTGATGGTAGGAAGGCCTCTTCCGGATCCAATGTCGTTGTCCGTTCGTTGGAGCGGATGCGGGGCGCGGCAGCCAAGACTGACCAGCAATTCAAGAAGAATACCAAGACCCAAGGCGAAGCTGCAAAGAGCGCCAGCACCCTCGGGCGCGCCCTCAAAGGCGTCGCGGTGTTGCTGGTTGCCCGCAAGCTGATTCAATATGCGGACGGTTGGACGCAGGTTCGCAACCGACTTCGCCTAGCTACTTCGTCGACCGAAGAACTCAACGCAGTCACCGAACGAGTATTCGCTATATCGCAGAAGTCTCGAATCGGGCTGGGAAGTACCGCCGAACTCTATCAACGTTTGGCTCGGTCAGCGCAGCAACTAGGCATCAGCACTGAGCGAACGCTAGGCGTCACCGAAACCATTTCAAAAGCCATTACTCTATCTGGCGTCTCCGCCGACTCAGCCAATGCTGCTATTGTTCAGTTTGGCCAAGGTCTTGCGGCAGGCGCCCTCCGAGGTGATGAGCTCCGCTCTGTGCTGGAGCAGACTCCCAGACTTGCACAGGCATTGGCGGACGGGTTGGGAGTCCCTATCGGTCAGCTTCGCAAGCTCGGCGAAGCAGGCGAGTTGGTGTCGGCTTCCCTGATAGACGCGCTTGAAGGCCAAGCGGCGAAGATCGACGCCGAGTTCGCCACGCTCGGGCCTACTATCGGTCAGGCGTTCACGGTCCTCGGTAACTCACTGACGCGAACCATCGGTATCTTCTCCACAGCTACAGGAGCGGCGGGCGGATTCGCGGGCATCATAATCAAGCTGGCTGACTTCATATCAGGCCCCGGGCTGGAAGGCATTTTGTCATTCGGCGATGTTCTTGCAGTCACTTTCCGTGAATTGTCGAGCGTTGGCGACCTGATTGTTGGCTCCTTTGAGAGCATCGGCATTGACATTGGTCCGCTGCTCGGCGACATTGGTCGCGCCATACTTCGTCTGCCATTGACTCTGATCAGCGCCTTCAAAAGGATCTTGGTGGAGTTTGGTGGCTTCCTCTTGCGATCCAAGAACAAGTTTCAAATCGCAGTCAATGAAATCCGCGGCGTGTTCAACGTGCTGACGGGAGATGAAGAAGAGATTGATCAGTTGGCTATGGAACGCGCCCAACTAGGGCTTGATAGTTTACGGCTGGAAAAGGAACTGGCTGACGTCCGACTTACTTTGGCCGAGGATCAAATAGCCATCGAAAATGAACTGACGAAAGCCGTGCAAGATCGAATTCAAGCTCGGCTTGATGCCGCCAACGCTGACCTCACTAAAGAAGGCGCAGGGGCAGGCGGGCCATCGCAGAAAGACATTGATGCGGCCAAGAAGCTAGACGAGCAGTTGGCGAAGCTAGGTGCGACGCTGACGGAATCCGTGCAGACACCTCTCGAGACTTACACGGCATCGACAAAAGAATATCTCCAGCTGCTCAACGCGGGCAAGATCACTCAGGAAACGTATAATCGCGCCGTCCTTGAAGCCGCCACTGAATATCGTGATGGACTGCCCGCTGTCGAGCTCTACAACGATCAACTGGAAGAAGGCAAGCGGATATATGAAGAAACTCTCACACCGCAGGAAGCCTATCGGGACAGCATACTCAACCTGAACACGCTGCTGGCTGCTGGTGCGATCACGCAGGAAACCTTTGGACGCGCAGTCAAGGCGTCGCAAGAAGAACTCATCGAAGCGGTCAATGCCAACGACGGCTTCGCGAAATTCATGGAGCAGATCAGCATTCAAGCCGCGCGCAATATCCAGAGCGCCTTTGCGGATTTCTTGTTTGATCCATTCTCTGACGGTCTTGACGGATTGGTGCGCGGTTTCGCAGACACCCTCCGACGGATGCTGAGTGAGGCTCTATCGGCTCAAGTATTCAAGTTCTTGAGCCAACAGTTGGCGTCTCTCGGCGGCGGAGCGACCGGAGGGTTTGGTGGCTTCCTCTCTTCAGTTGCAGGCGCCTTTGGCGGAGCATTCGCTGACGGTGGTGATTTCGCCGCCGGGAGACCCATTCTAGTAGGAGAGAAAGGGCCGGAGGTTATCACTCCACGACAGCCGGGCACCGTCGTTCCGAACGGTATGGGTCAGTCAGCTGCGCCACAAGTCAGCGTCGGCGGCCCGACAATCGTGAACACGCTTGAGGACTCTGCCATCGTCAGTGCATTCAATCGGGGTGGCGGCGGTACAGTCGTGCTCAATAACATGACTGAAAACCAAGCCGCCTACCGTAACGCATTAGGGATCTAGATATGCCTTTCATTGAACAACAGCTCGTCGCCGATGGCGTAACCACAGAAGGCCGTCACATTGTGACAGAAGCGGTACACGCTGCGATCACCGCAGCGGCTGGGCATGTATCGTCAATCACCGCGACAATCACATCGCCGCAGAGCAGCGGTTACGCGGTGGGCGACCTATTTAGGCTGAACACTGGCACGCCGGTGGTCGTCAACGGCACGAGCTTTCATGCCACCGGACGAGTAACAGCGCTCACATCGCCCGAGGCGGGAGGACAAGTCGCTGCCGTTGAAATCGTATCGTGGGGCGCATATACCGCCTTCACTTATCCGAGCCCGCTCAACAGTCCCGAAAACGTCATCCAGGGGGTGCCGACAGTAACGCTGACCGGTGCAGGTGATGATGGATTACTTGTGGATATCACAACGGATACTCCAAAATGGACCAGCGATTCCTACATTCAAGACAGCCCTCTGACTCAAATTGACTGGCTGACTACGTCCATCAAATCCAGCAATGCCCCAACGATTGGCTTGCGTTCAGAATTGAACGGTGTGAACGACGGTATTCGACTTACGATGGGCTCGTCGTATTCGGGCATCCTGCCTTGGAATACGCAACCAGGGTCACCTCCGACGAACACGTTCTACATGGGGGTGTCAAATCAGAACCCGAAGATCTACATTTCTACCACCGAACGTCGTGTCAACCTCCTAGTGACAGACGGCACCAATCGTCAGTACGGCGGCATGGGACTTTTCATTCCTTACACGGACGTGGCGAGCAACTATCCTTTCCCAGCCATCATCCATGGCCAGGCAGTGACAGTTCGAGCCTTTTCAGAAATATGGGGAACGTCAAATCGAGGCATCGCGCACCCGATAGATTTCAGCGCGCTAGGTTGCTATCAATACCGCAACAACCTGTCGTCTGAGTGGTTCGGCATAACGGCCGCCAATGGCGTAGGGACGCAGGTATGCCGCGCGCTGATATGGCCAGCTGGAGGAACAGAATCGGCGTATTCATTCGTCTTTGCGCCAGTCCCTACAGGCTCCAACGCAACCGCCGGCAACATGGATCCGTTCACGTCCAGCGCGCCGTTAGGCAACCTCGACGAAGACGACTTCTTCCAGACAGACGCATCTTCGGGTGGACCTCAAGGACCTGCGCCACTCGGACTGAATAACCAGATGCACTACACGGTGGAGGTTCAAATCATTGCGAACCTTGTGAACGACGTGCAAATGATTGGTCTGGTAGACGGCTGGGAGGCGGTTCACGGTCGGGGCCTCAATAACTTCGACGAAATTCAGAATCAAAACGGACGACGATATGTCGTGTTTGATGACACTCTTTCAGGCACCCTGTATCGCTGGACCGCAATGGAGATGGTTTAATGCCTTATGATAGTCAGACAGGCGGGTTCACTGGCAACACGAACGTCGCAACCTTCATAGACGAGGTCGTCGTACCTTTCATGATCCTTGCGAAAGGCAGTGGCGGCTTAGGGTGGATATCACAGACTCCAGTGGGGTCTCCTACACGGGGTAAGGGCTCCACTCCCAACTTCGAGTTCATTCTATCTCGCGGAGGTGTTGGAAGCGAAGCGCCACCCTACTGGATGTGCCAGACGACGGCGAAGTCTCTGTTCATCTACAGCGGCGATGGTGTGAACGTTGATCAGGAGTCTTTCGATCAGCCTGGCAACCCGATGAACGAGCCAGCCACTGACCCGGTGACCGATCCAGCCGACACTTTCGCTCTATACCGGTGCCTGATGCTCAACACGGTTGTTGGATCTTACGACGGCTACTGGCTATTTGGCGGTGATACGGGGCAGTACTGCCACGTGGTTCTGAAAGTGAGCGCGAGAGAATATCGCCATTTTCATGTGGGACTTCTCGACGGATTCGATCCAGACTTCCCTGTGAACAGTCAATATCTGACATGCCATCGCTGGGCATTTCTAGCTCCAGATTTCCTTCGTGCCACGTCCAACCCCACCTACAGTGCGGCACAGGATTACGAGCATCAGCCATACCACCCCAGCCATTTCCCACCGTTCAGAAACAACGGACAGTCAAACATCACCTTCACCGGTGGCTTCAATGGCGATGTCCGGTCCGTGAGCATGATGTGCCACGTCCCAGGAGGCTACGGTACGCTCGGATACGAATGGTGGCTAATGACGGGACGAACGCAGGTACCCGCAACCGCATCAGTAGGCCGCGCTCGTAACAGCAGCGGCAACTCGGACGGAATAACAGCTCTGACTAAGACCATTGGTGATGTGAACGCCAGTAGCGATGCGGTGGAGTTCGGATGTGGATTCGTGTCTGGATATGACAAGACATTCGGGACCATTCCATTCCAGTGTGATCCGACGTTCACCACCGACGGTATTCCACTGATTCCAATCACCGTGTCACTGGCGTCCGACTTTGAGTCGGCCATACGATGGGCACCGGTTGCGCAGGTTCCAGACGTCTTTCGTGTCAACATGAAGAGCCTGGATGCCGAGCAGGAGTTTACCATTGGTCCTGACACCTACATCGCCTTCCCGATCATCAATAAGGACGCCAACAACACTATAGAAGGTGAAGGATATTCGGGATTCGAGGGTCTCGCGTATAAGAAAATCACCGCCAATGCGACTTAAATCATGGCCGTTAGAGCGAC